CTCCATCGGGCGGAACCGGGGTCTCCTTCGCTTCATCGGCTCCATCGGGCGGAACCGGGGTCTCCTTCGCTTCATCGGCTCCATCGGGCGGAACCGGGGTCTCCTTCACCTCGCCAGCCCCGACAGCATCAGTTTTATTCCTCGCCATGTTAGTACCTCCAAATTCATAATCAAAATCTATCAGCCCACACTGATGGGAGCATTCGCCACAAAAGCAGCATTTTTGTCCACTGCTTTGGCATCCAGCCGGCAGATCGCGCGCACCTCAGAGGAGTCGGTTGCCCAGGCATCTCCGCCCACGCTGGTGGTGGCAAGTTCAATGCCCTTACGCACGAACAGGGTACCCAGCGACTTGAAGTTACCCACATAGATGGGCGCGGTGGTGGCGCTGCTGGGAATCAGGTCATTATCGCCATAGTCTACCGTGCGTCCGCGGTAGCGCATCACCTGTGGATCTGCCGGATTGGGTACCAGCAGGGATCGACCGTTTGCATCCTCCCATCCATCCATCTCGGCGTATCCGTCTTGATTGGTCAGCAGCACGGCCTTGCGGCTGTGCGCAGTGTTCAGTTGCTGGATCAGCGCCTGGCGCAGCTGCTTGTCCTCGTTCCCGGTGGTCAGCGCAACGGTGTTAGTCAGCGCCTGCAGGAAGGCCAGCAGCAAAGTGTTTTTTGTCAGGATGTACTTGGGACCAAACCAGTCAGCCACATAGGCAAGCAGGTTGGCAGCATTGTCATCCAGCAACTCGCTGGAAATGGGCAGCCGGTCCGCATACTTCCTCACGGCGTAGTCAATGCGCCTGAATTTAGGCTGGTCTTCCTTGCCGATGGTGCCCAACTCCGAAACAGAGGGCAGCGCCTTGGGGACACCATCCGCCACGGCCCGCCAGCCGCTCAGCGTGCTCACGCTCTCAACATGGAAGAAGTTGGCCAGATCCAGGTACTCTTTCTCCAGCTGAAGGATACGGTTGTCAAAATCAATGGGGACCAGAAAACCACCGTCTGCTCCCACAGGAGTACCACCGCTCTCGTTCAAAGCCTTGTACAGCGGTTTGTAGTCCTCCACACCCACGCTCTTTTTCACGCTGGCCTGATTTTTCATTGCCTTAGCAAATGCCTGGGCATACTCGTTTTCACCGCGCAGTTCATTCAATGACCGCTGCTTTTTGTCATCCTCATTCTGCTGCATGATGCTCTTGTGGAGGTTCTTCATGTCCTGGTTGCCAGCCTCAAAGCGTCCCTCTTCGGCCAGTTGCCTCTCTCCGGCATCGATCTCCTCATTCAGCCTGTCCACCTCGGCCAGCTTCGACTTGTGACCGGCAAAATCCTTCTTTCCCAGCAGTTCGCGCCCCTCAGCCAGCAAACCAGTCCGCGTGTGTTTCAGTTCGTACAGTTCTTGCAAATTCATGTGTTACATACCTCCATATCTTTTTTCTTCCTGTGCTTGCATGGCCTGCGCCAGCAAAAACGCTTCATCCTCCAGCTCATTCTCCGTGGGATCCGGCGGCTTGCCCTCGCCGCCATAATTCTTGATGACCCCCGCCTTGGGCTGGGCGGGTACAGCAACAAAGGAAGCTTCATAGGCGTCCTCCGCTCCGTCCAAATTCACGTGGCACTGTTTACCGTCATAAGCCCGTCCTGGTCTATGTACACAGGCCTCCAGCGCCTTATCCGCCCCGCAGATGGAGCACAGCGCCTTTTGACACCGGCAGCCTACCGACACCTCGCGGACAATACCGCCCTCAATGGCCGCGATCAGCGGGGCAGTCTGCTCCGTCTTCAGCATGTACACCCGCAGGACAAGGCTGGAAACTTCACCCTCCCGCTCCACATCCGTTGCATAGATCCGGGCCACCTGTCCACTGGCAGCCCACATGTGGTCTGTGATCACCGTTTTGCCCACATAAAGCTTGGCTAAATCGGCCAGTGTTCGCTCCGTGAAACGCTCGTGATCCCGGTCAACCTGGTTATTGCAGGCCATCATACGGAACACAAACACGCCGTCAGCTGTCAGCACCTTCAGTGACTGCCGATTAATCAAGGACAGGTCCGCATCCGATATAACCCGCGCTGTGACTTGTCCCGCCTTGGTAATCAAATCCATTTACTACTCCTCCCTTATGGGCTGCTGCCCCTTACTCATTGCACGCACAACGCTCAACTCCTCCCACCTGGAGAGCGGTCCATAGTTCCAGCTGGCATAGCGGCCCTCACCGCCCGGTACCGGCTCCCGGTCCTCCAGCGCCAGAATGTCATCAGCAGAGTAAACGCCGATTTCACGCATTGCCTTATACCACGCCGCCTGGGCCGCCGTATCGCCCCGCAGAAAGGTCTTCATTTCCCGCCTGACCCGAATCCCTTCTATGCGTTCTCCGGGAAGCAGAAGCTTATAAGTATCCTCCTGTTCCCTCTGTGTCACGTCTGGCTGCAAGGAATATTTGACATACTCCAGAGAGTTTTGCTCGTTGGAGTTGTAAGACTGTTTGCCCGCGTATACCAAATGTAACGGGACACCAAAGTACCGGCAGATGTCCGCCACCCGAATTTCACTGGACTGGACGAACTGTGCGTCTGAATTATTCATTGAGATAGGCTGATATTTTAGGCCGTGGTCCAGCACAGCGATACGGAACCGCTTTCCAGCCCCGCTCTGCATCCGATCCCACTCATCGCGCAGCATGTCTTTTGGATTAAAGGTGATCTCGTTTCCGTCCGCATCCGTTGTGGTGACGGAATTTCCCAGAGACTCCTCCGTGGTCAGTACGCCCGATGGGCGGCCGCCGTTGTTGTACATGTCCTGTTCGTACTGCTGGGCGCTCAATGCAGTACGAACTATGCGGGAGGCCCTGTGGAGCACGGAGATCCCCTTGATCCCGTCCGTTGAATATGCTTTGTAGTGCAGTACATCCTCCAGCGGCAGCTTCGTCATACCCCCGGTTCCGGGATCAAAGTAGATGTACCATAACCGCCCACCATCATCCACATGGGGCGTCACGCAATCCGGTGGAAGGGGGATCAGCTCCAGAGGATAGCCGCTGGAGCTGTCTCTGTATATCCAGGCATAGGCATTGCCCCGCATATCCCGATTGACCTGCATCAGCTTTTCATAGTCAAAGCTGGTCATGGCCTCGTTGGCGCGGCCCCACAACACCCGCCCCAGGCGATGATCACTTAGCCGCTCCTTTGTGCGCTCATTCATGATATAGACGGGCAGGACGGCAATCGTGTTAGAGCGGACTTCCACACAGCGGTTCACCGTGGACACCTTCATGGCGCGGTCGGTACTCATCCCGGGATCTTCTCCGGTTATCCACCCCGCTGGGTTGTCCAACGTTAGCAGGCGCCCGCTCACCGCCCTGCTTGTCCCCGCCGCCTTTGCTATTCCGCAGTCAAATATCACTGCTCACCACCATCCTTCTCCCCAGAGGCGAGAAAGGCTCCTGCCATAGCCAATAGTCCGCCCACAATCCAGCCGGCAGGCGGGTAAATACATCCCGCTCCGACAGTCATGGCGGCCGCACCACCCACAAACAGCAGATCAACAAGCAGCCCACGCCAGCTTCGGCTCAATTTATTTTTCATTCCGATCCTCCTCTGTCAAAACGCTACAGGCTAAACTTTCCGCTTGCCAATGCGTCTAAAAGACTTGGCTTTTGGTCAAGCTTCAGCAGCGCAACGGCCATACCAATAATCCACGCCACCGTGATGTCGATCCGTCCGATGCTGCGGTTCTTCATAGGCTTCATATTTTCGTTGCCGTCCACATAGCACCGGACATTGCCAAAGCACCAGCGGGCGCAGGTGTTGTGGCCGTGCAACATCTCATGCAGCCGGATCAGCCGCTCCAGCTCCTTCATAGCAGGTGACATGTTCCGGACATCCTGCGGGATCTCCACCACTTCAAGCGGTTTCCGGGCGCTGCTGTCTCCACTCATCAGCCGCTGGGTCAAACTGCGGCTCATGTATGGGTCAACGCCCAAAGCTTCAATCCGGTATGTATCAGCCGCGTCCCAGATGGCGTTTAGCACTGTCTCATAGTCAATGATGTTACCATCGCACAGGCTCAAAAAATTGGCGCGTTCCCAATCCCGGAACGGCACATGATCCTGCTGCTCCCGCGCCACAATAGTGTCACGGGGCATCCACGCCCGGAACAGGACAACCCAAGTATCCAAGCCCTTTTGCGGCGGGAACAGCAACACAAAGGCCGTGAGATCTTTTGTGGATGATAAATCCAGACCGCCATAACACCGTTTCCCGCACAGTGCCTCTATATCTCCATTCCACTGAGTCTTGTCATAGATCGTCAGCGGGATCCATCCAACAGCATAAACAGCGATCCACTGATTCAGGCGCAGCCAACGGAACAGCCTTTCTTTCGATTCGCTCCGCTTTGCCGCCCGGGCCTCCGCCCGGAACTTTCGTTGGGAGACAGTCACGCCGTAGGACGGGTTGCACAGTTTCCAGACCGCTTCATCGAATATGTCAATTTCGGCGATCTTGTCCGGGTCATCACCAGTCAGGACAGAGATACCGTACATAATGGGGCACCACTGCGGGTCATCCTCGTCCAGCTCCCGCTCAGGACACCCCATGCGCCAAGCCAGAATACGCCGGCAACTTTCGTGGACCTCCCAGCCAATACTTTTCTGATCCGGATCATCACCGGCCGTAGTCAGCACAATCACCGCCTGCTGGCGGCGGGCCGCATCTGAACCGGCCGTCAAAACATCCCACAGTTTTCGGTTTGGTTGGGCGTGCAGCTCATCCACAATAATGCAGGAAAAAGAATATCCGTGCTTACTGGCGGCATCGGAGGAATAAACCTTCAATACGCCGCCGTATTTCGTGTGTATCTCCCTGCGGCTATCTAATGCCCATGCAATCGGGTCATGCTCAGGCTGTCCAAGACAGGTATGTTCCACCATGTACTTTGCCGCCTGATAGATGATATCCGCATTGTTTTTATCTGCCGCGAAAATTCCCACACTGGCGCGGGTTTCTCCATCATAAAGCAGATGCTTAAGCCCCAATCCGGCGGCAAATTCGCTCTTGCCGTTTTTCTTAGGGATCTCTACATACAAAAAACGGCGGTACCGTACCCATGTACCATCATCATCCCGCACCTGAACGCCATAGAATTTCTGGATGGCGTCACTCTCCCAAGGGAGCAGCTTAAAAGGCTTGCCCGCCCATTCATTTTGCCCGTAGCACAGGAGGGAGAAGAAATCCAGCGTATCTTGAACCTCTTCCTCGCTGTACCGAACGACAGATCCATCATCAGGAACAGGGATATTCACGCCGGGTGCAAGCTTCATCAACTCAGGCATTGTTCTGTCGCTTTTCCTTTTCTCTCATTAGGCGCTCAAAGGCGCTCTCTTGAGGCTTAGACTGCCCGCCCTCTGGCAACACCAAACGGCAGCGGCTGGTGATCGTCAAGCCCATATCCACAGCCGCATTCCGGGCCTGCTTGTAATACCGATCCTGCACAGCGCTCCAGTCCGTGGCTTTTGATACATCGCCCCTTATGAAGCCACCCTCTACATGGAAAGTTGCCTGTTTCCAAAAATCCATGGCCACGACATACCGCGCCAGAGAGTCACCGTCCAGCTTTGAAATCAGTCCGGCGTCCTTCAGTTGACCGGCAATCTTCCGAAAATGCCGCTGCTGCTCCGCAGATAGCCAATTGGGCGTTGTAGGCGCCTTTACCTCCAGATTGACTTCACTGGCCGCACGTTCAGCTTTCTCACTCTTGCTCAAATGCTTGCGGCCATTGCCTTCTACCACTGCCAGCGTCTGTCTCGGTCCTGACATCACGATCTCTCCTTTCGCCAAAAATCACTGTGGGGAAAAAATCTCACACGAAGGGGGATGTGCGGTTTTGAGCCACTCGCCCTCAAACTTTCCGAAGGTGGGGGGAGGGGCAGAAATCCGGAGGATTTCCCTGCGCGCGGCCCGCATAGCGCAGGCATGAGCGCGCGCCCAAGCGTCCGGCCGTCTTGCCCCCAAATAGGGGTCAATTTTTTGTTTTTTTCCGCGACCAAATTTCCTGCATTGTTTTGCTGCTGTGACAACGTTTGCATAGGCTCTGCAAGTTGGTACGGTCGATGAATAGAGCCCAAACGCCTCTGTGCGGTCTGACGTGATCAACCTCCGTGGCATAGACACGGAACCCGCGCCCCTCGCACTCCCGGCAAAATGGCTCCTCCATCAACTGTGTTGGCCGCAGATCGTCCACCCAGATGGGCAGGAAATACCAGCCGTGCCACTGTGCACTCTCCAATCGCGGTGCAGATTTCGGCTTGTGCTTCAAGCACCAGCCTTCGCTGGTCAGCTCTGGGCATCCCGGATGCTTGCAAGGGCGCAGCGGCTTGCGTGCCATGGGCTATCACCTCCTGGCCAAACGCAAAAAGCCGGAGCCAACGATCTCGCCCAATTGGGTTTGATCATTGGCTCCGGCTCTCAAAGCACTGGCCCTTGTCGATATCCAGGATGTGCTCGGTTTTGCAGACCCGGCAATAGGCCACCACATGGGTACCCGTAGTGTCCGGGTTGATCTTCATCAGCCGCTTGTTACTGCGGCAAGTGGGACAGATCAGATATCCGTCTCTCACTATGTACAGTTTACCATGTTTTGTCTTGGCTTGCAATGGGTTTCCCTCCTGACGCCGATAAAATAACATATTTCTCAAGGGCGAAAATATATAAAAGGTCATTGCTTCCGCTTACGTGTGCGCTTGACCTTTGGCTTGGATTGCTGCCTCCATCCATAGGCAAGAAATTTAATATAGCGGTAATGACCATATGAGGTGGTGCGGTCACCCGTGTCCTCAAATACGATGGCGGCATTGGGCGGTGGGAGAATGGAAGTATCATCTGGCACACGGAAAGTCTCCACCTCCGGCTTGTGGAGATTGCGGGATGTGCTCCACAGCCGTTGCCCTACGGTCTCCCGCTGCTCTTTACACAGATAGCGGGCAAGCGTTTCAAAGTTCTTTTCTTTATCAACGCGGATTTGCCTATACTCCACTCGCCCATATCGCCAGAGCTGTTGAATCAGAGCGTAGTCCTCGCCAGTGGAATTTAGCAGCACATGATGGTGGAGCCGCCCATCTCCGTGCTTGCTCTCAGTAACATAAATGTACCGCGCCTCCTGTCCACGCACGACCCGCGCTTCACGCAGCTTGCGCCAGAAATACTGGATGCGGGCAATGGCAGCCTTACGCGTTTTAGGTAAATGGTCATCGTCATAGGTAAAGGTGGCATATAAGTCCTTTACGCCAAAGTTGGCGGCAACCTCCAGTTCCAGCTTTTGATAACAGTATTGCAGGTTCATTCGATGCTGGGCCTCAGATGACAGCCGTTTCTTCCCCGCTCGAACGGCATTGCTGTCCCTTGGTGATGGTGCGGGATATACAGCCTCCACCACCAAAGGACCAGCTACAATTATTTTTTTATACTTTGACATGGGTCTGTTTCTCCTCTTTGGGCCATCGACCTAACGTCCTCTGCCGCTGTTAAAATATAATCATTCACCGGATAACTGGATCGGTATCTCTGCATAAGTAGATACGCCCATTTAGTACCACCCGTCTGAACTCCCCCGCCGATACCAAGACCAAGGAGAAAGGCGGCGATAAGTGCAACTGTCATCAATATGGACCTCCCTCTCATGAAAGGGCGTTTGAAATAAAGAAGGAAAACTCATCCTCAAATGGCGGTGGAGTTTTTGTTTTTTAACATCCGTTATTATGCAGCCACATCCTTTCTCTTTCGCACTTTCGGCAGAATCGGAATACCATCCGCATCCCGTTTACTCCCAGCTCTCAACCACCGAAGCCATGTTTCTAAAAATTCCTTATGCTTCTGCTGAGGGTTCTGACCTGCCCAGTCATTGTTGAATCCGTGTATCTGATTTATCCGATTTCCGCGCATCTCAATGGTCACATATGGAGTAGTGGGTTCATCTGACCAGCGGAGGAACAGAATGGTCAGCACACCTTCAATGTGGCGCTTGGCATAGCCGCCAACACAATGGTTGAGTTTCGTTCCCTCACGTTTGATGGCTCCTGCCGTTTTGGGAAAGATAATTTTCATGCCATCCAATTCAAACTCATATTTTTCTGCGCGTTCTTTCGTGGAAATGGCTTGCTGATTAGAAAGCGCTTTCTCGTGCAGGCGCGTTTGCTCCCGTGTGGCATCATCGTGGGCCTGACACAAATCATCAGGGTAAAGCACCGCGCTGTGTTCCAGACAGTGGCCGATTTCGTAAGCAGCATTGAGATAATCCCGATAAATCTCAAAGGCATCATCAAGCGATATAAACACATCCGGGTCACGAAAACAAATTTGCAGAATGAGATACTCCTCCAGCTTCCTGGGTGACAGTCTGTGTTTTGTGATAAATCTGGCAATCTCCCGCCAGTTACAACCCCAGTATTCAAGCCGCCTTGCGCAATTGTCAAGCGTCCACGACTTACCCCAATGCCGCTCTGCGTAATTGCGTAGTTCCAGCACCGCAATAGGATAACACTTCTGGAGAAATTGCTTCAGCTCCGCCTTGGTCAGCCGCATGGCCTTGCGAATATCCGGCTCAGACCAATCCAGTGCAGCAGCGTTCTTTTTGCGGTGAACTACCATATCAGTTAGAGGCCCCCACAGCCCTGCTTTGCATAACATCTCCACTTGTTTGGGATAAATGGAATATGCTGTGAAATAGGAAACAAAATCACTGAACAGTTGCGCATAGCCCCTCGGGCCGAAGGGACGGTATTGCCAATTAGTGAAATACGCAGAGTACCTAAACGCCGGATGCTGGTCAAGCACCTCCCGATTCAGTACATGATATGGCGGGTAGACATACCCAGACATTGACCCAGACTTAAAAGGTTCCCTCACACGCTTTTGCCTGCCAAGGCTTTCACGCTCGTGGGTTACATACATCGCACTGCCCCAGTGGTCTATCTGCATAACATGTCCCATGGCAAAGCGGTAGCCACTGTCGCATCGATACAAGGGCTTTGCAGTCAGGTCTGCTTCTGTTTCATAATTCTTCGTGATGCAAAGTGCATCCCCATACATTGCATCTTGGCCAGAATGAAGTACCATAACCAAAAGATACGCTTCCAAGGATTTGCGCTTTCCTGATTTACTCAGGCTTTTCATCGTTGCACTGCGCCCGCAGTAAGGGCACTGTACTTTGGCGTTGTGCCTTTGCGCGGTAATGTCCCAGTGCCTATTATCCTCTGTCCGCTGCAAAATTTGGTAGTGCTCATGCCGTCCGCAGCAGCTGCTCCACAGCTCCATATAGTCAGCGCCTTTTGAACTGCGAAAAAATAGGTGGTGCGGAAACAGATTGTTGATATTTTCAATATCTTCTGCCGTGACAGTGGGCCATGCGTCCACGATAGCCTTCTCCTCTGCTGTATATCTCATGACGCACCCCCTAGAAAAAATCTGTGAGATTGAGGACGATGTCATTAGAGGTATCATATTCCACTGGCTCCAGCTGGATACGAAGTTCAGCCTTTACTTGTGCCCCCTCGAAGTAAAAGGAAGCGGCGCGGCGATAGGCATCAAAGTCAGATAACGCTGACCCTACTCCTTTTGCAACGTGCTTCATACATAAGTCAAAGGCACCTCCCTGTACCACTGCCTGGGCAAACTCTTCATTTTGCTGGCAGAAAGCAATTACTGCATCGCAGACAGGTCTTTTCATGACATTAATCTCGGCACCGCCCTTGACCTGTTCCAGTTCTTTCCTCAATTTACTAATTGCCTGATTACTCCAGCTCATTGTGCAGCCCTCCCCGTTGCTTCCGAAAGTGCCCGCAGGGCCTTGCGCAGTTTAGTGGCGCTGGCAGAATCGCCCTTACTATCTATTTTTATCAAAACACCCCGCATCTTGTTGATGGTTTCCTGCGCTTGCAGAAATAACACTTCGAAGGTTGCCAAGTCCTTGTCAGCCGCCAGTGCTGCTTCCTTCTCTTGCTGCTGCAAGTCAGTAAGCGTTTGCTTGGCTGCCGCCAGCTCTGAGGAAAGGGCAGCACTCTTTTCGTCTGCTCTCTTCTTCCCAGCTATCGCCTTGTCCAGTTTCTCCTGTATGGCTTGAATGGCGGCTTCGTCCGGCTCCACCGCCACGTCCACTGGACGGCTGCGCAATTCCTCCAGATCCCGCTGGAGTTTTACGATGGTTTTCTCAAATTCCTCTGCTTGCCGGGTTGTTTCCTGTTTGATAGATTCCAGCTCCTTCACCAGAACCAAGCGGCTTTTTTCCGCCTGCTCTGCAAGGGCATTTGCTTGATCACGCTCCTTAATGACCCTATCCACTTCGCGGGAGGACATGTCCTGCATATTTTTGGTTTCTCCGTCCACCATGTGGGGCTGTACAATAAAGCTTTCGCGCTCTTCCTCCGGGACGGCCAGCAATGCCAACGCCTTGGATACCCCCAAATCCGCAAGCGTCTGCGGATTTGAAAACTCTCTGGCAAGGCGCATATAATTTTGGGCGCTTCGCTCGGAAAACTCCACTCGTTTAGCAAGCCACTCCTGCCACTCACCATGAGACAGCACTGCTTTTGCTTCAATGAGTCGGCTTCCAAGTTCCAAAATTGCCCCACCAGCCTTGCGCTTTAGTGCAATAACATCCTCAGTGATGTCCTCAATGCTGCGGGGTTGCCCTTGGGGCACCTGCGCCGCGATCACCTCTGCCAAATTAAATTTACTGGCCACGGATTATCCCCTCCTTCCGAACAAACTCTTGGACAAATTTGCGGTAGTCCTGCGCCGCACTGCTGCGTGGTGACCATACCTGAAGTGGTTGACACGCCCATGTTGATTCCAGCACCTTATCCGTGCGGCGGATGAGGGTCTCAAACACGGGCACTGGTGCAGTCTCGCGCAGATATTCTACCGCACCATGCACCACATCGGCGTTGTGCCATTGGTTAATTAAAATGCCAGAAATATGCATGTTAGGCTGAATAGTGAGTACGCCGTCCATCTGTTCTATTAACTCTTCCATTCCAGCGGCAGAAAAAGCATCAGGAAGCACTGGAATGATAATGCTGCCAGAAGCCATGAGGGCGGCCCGGCAGGCAGCGGAGAAACTGGGTGGGCAGTCGATGAGGATAATGTCATATGCATCATCCTCCGACACATTGTCCCGTAAATCGCGTAGTGCAGAGAGACAAAGCCGCTCCCCTGTAATCTCTGCCAAATCCAACCTCCAGAGAGCACTATCTGCTGGAATCACATCCAGATTTCGGATAGAGGATGGTACAATCACCTCGTCATAGCAAATAACTTCCCCCTGCAGCAGGGCACTTAAGCCGGTGTATTCCTCTGCCGGAAGCAGATTCTTAGTGGCGTTCCCCTGTCCATCGGCATCGATGAGCAGTACCCGCTGCCCATGCTCAGTGGCAAGTATGGTGGAGATGTTGATAGCGGCGATGGTCTTTCCTACGCCACCCTTCAAATTCACGATTGCAATTGTCCTCATAGTGGGTATAACCTCCTGATTAATAAAGTTTAAACGACTCCCGCAGGGTATAGCCGTTGATATCCGCCGCCACTGTAAAATACCTGTTCGCTCTGTTGATATAGATTACACGCCCGGTTATTTCGGTTGTGTAGTCTTTCTTGCCCCAGCTTTCAGGCTTTTCCCCGGCAAACGCAGACGGGACAAAACGGTATCGGTCACCCAGATTGATGTTCTTCATCGCTGCTGCCTCCCATCTGTCAAAACGGACAATCCGCTGCCGCGGACAAATTGGTGATATCCTGGAACCCCATTTGTTTATGCTCCGGCTCTTTCTTGGTCTTCTCCACCAGCGGGCCGGCCATGGATGGCCTGAACCTCTGTCTTGCCCCGTCAAAATCAAGCATTAGCACCAGGCCGGACTCCCCCTCTTTGTTTTTGGCAATTTTCAGCGCGCGGCGGGACTTCCTGGCCTTTGGCTCCTCTTTATACAGCAACATCACTCCATCGGCGTCCTGTTCAATCTGTCCGGACTGCCGGAGCGAATGCAGCCCCGGCGCCTTCTCGCCCTCTCCGTTCTGAGACGGGCGGGAGAGCTGCGACAGCGGCACTACTGTGATTCCAGTGGTGGTTGCCATGGTGTGCAGGTCCTTGGATATCTGGGTCACCTGCTCAAAATCGCTGCGCCGCCGGTCTTCCGGGGACACAAGCTGCAAATAGTCTATGTAGATAATTTCGTGCCGCTTGGACAGTGATATAGCCTGGATGTCAGTCACGGACAGCCCGCCCGCCTGGATCACATCCAGCTTCCGATCCCGCATTACTGCGGACTTGATTTCGCATTCCGCCCACTCATGCTCGCTGAGTTTGTGCCGCTTGATGTGGCCAAAGTCCACCCCGCATACAGTGGCAACCAGCCGGTCAATCACCTTCTCCGGCTTAGTCTCCAGGCTGAAATACCCCACCCGGTAATGCTTTGACTGCTCCCAAGCCAGCTGCAGGGAAAACGCAGTTTTTCCGGCTGACGGATATCCGCCCAGTACGATCATATCGCCGGGCTGCGCCAGCAGGTTATCATCCAGACTGTCCGTTCCCCATGGTATGATATCGGCCTTTTTTTGCTGGCGGTCATAAAAGTCCAGCAATCCTTCTGCCATACTGACCACGCGCACAGTGGACCGCTCTCCCAGGATCCGGTTTATCTGGGCAATGATATTCTGCGCCCCTTCCAGCGCCGGTTCCCCAGCAAGGGCAAGTCCCAAAGACTGAATCTTGGTAAGGCGCGACTGCTCCAAGGTAATTCGGATGTATTCACTGCAGTTTGCCGGAGTGGGGGTATTCTGCATCAGATCGGCTAAAATCTCGCCATATGCCTTGCCCAATTTATCCAGCACAATTGTGGGGTCGATAGGAGTTCCAGCCAAAAACAGAGCCTGGATAGCCGAATAGATGCTGCGCCACTCGCCGGTATAATCCTCGGACTTGGTTCGATGCAGCATTTCCCCTGCCCAAGCGCCCGGATCCAGCAACACAGAGCCAAGCACCCCTGCCTGAGCCTCATAGTACATGCCCTTGGACTGGAACTCAGACATACCGCACCTCCTCCTCCTCTACCACACGGACAGGATCCGATGACCTTGAGGACACCTGCTTCAGCGTATCCTCCCAGCGGCGCTGATTGAGCCATGTGGACGCATACGGAATGCCCACGCCCCGCTTCCAATCATCTGACGCTTTCTGACGCTGCAGCGCCAATCCCATAGTGACGATGAGTGCGTCATCCGGACTTAATTTGTCCCAAGCGGAAATTGCATCTTGCTTGGATTCCCCCCGTGGATAGTAAGCCCAGAACCCCGCGAACCGCTCCGGTTTCCAATCGGGAGCCAGTTTGGGACCTTTTGATTTCTGGCGCCGTTGCCCCCCTTGGGGGGTATGGGGGGTATTACTTAAGTCTTTACTTAGTCCATCTTTATTTAATTGCGGCGGGTTAGCCGCTGACGGGTTAGCCGTTGACGGAAAACCCGACAACGGTACTCCCGGTTCTTCCGTTGGCGGATTTCCCACCAACGGTGAAACAGGCTCATCACTGACTATGTACACATTCCCGGAAAACTTGCCGCATGCGCCATGCGCCTGCTCCCGCGTCAGGTATCCTGTCTCCTCCATCTCAGACAGGGCGGAACGAATTGCATCCCTACCAGTGTCTGTAATAGTACACAGCCCGGAGACGGTAAAGTCCCAACTTGGCGGGAGAGAGAGCATAACGCAGAGCAGCCCCTTCGCTTTCAGGGACAGCCCGGGGTCCCGAAGCAACTTGTTTGGCAGGACGGTAAAGCCATCCCGCCGGTTTATTAGAATTTTAGTTTCTGCCACGGGATTCACTCCTCTTGCATATATAAAATAATTGTGGTATAATAAATAAATAGATCGTGGTGGATTTATCTGCCCAGCCTCCAGGACTGTTCCCGCAGTCCTGGAGGCCTTTTTCATTTCTGCGCTGCATGGCTTTGCACCTTTTTCACCACATCATACGACCAGCCAAAGCGGCGGGAGCCGCATACGGCGCAGGTGTTTTTTTTATAGGGCCGGGGCTGAATTGTCAGGTGCTTTCCCGCGTCCTCCATTCGCTCAGAGCAGGGGAGGCAAAGAAAATAAATCATACGGAACACCCCGTCACCAGGAATAGCGCAATGGCCCAAAGAAAAAGGTACAGTGCGCCCAGCAGCCACCGCTTTATGTAATGCCCTGTCATTCGCCGCAGAAAGCGCCTGCCGTGATAGCGGCCGCGCGAAAGTGGATCATAGTTCATGCGCTGGCCCCTCCTGCCTTGCCCCGATCGGGGGCAAAAACATTTGCACAGGCAGACAGCTTTGCGTCTATTACCTTCTCAAATCCTTCTGCCGCCAGGTTGATTACTTCGTTTAGCCGGTACGTGGGCAAATCGCCCCTCTTATACCGCACCAACGCCCCCGGGCTGATGTTGTATGTCCAGGATCCGGTATTGGGATTTTGCGCGGCAAAGCCGAACGGCGCGCGCTCTTGCTTTAATGCGTTTGTGATTGTCACGGAAGACCAGCCAATATACCTCGCGGCAAGCTGGACCGGCACATCGTTTAGAGCTAAAATTTCTTCATCCGTGGGCGGCGGGATCATACTTCTTTTTGGCATAATGTCCTCCTTGTTTTTCAGATCCCGTTGTGCTAAAATACAAGCAACGGAACCTTTTCGTGATGTGTTTGGGTTCTGCCCCGCTGGTGGTACAGCGGGGGTTTTTCTTCGTCTAATTTTCTATTGACGGAGCTTTAGCTTGCGCTAAATATAGCCACAATATCTTGTGTTCACAAAATGTTTACATACCGCATATTGATAAACTAGTACAAATGTTGTATAATGCCAATATCAGGCAAATGTCTCTTGCTTGAATATTGATTTTAAAAAGGAGTTTTACTAAATGGGACAACTGTATAAACCAGGCGAAGACAATAAACCATCAGGAAGATATACTGAGGTCGGGCCGCGCGGCGGTGAAGTACACGACCCACGCGTGGTTCAAATCGATCCCGGTGACCGTCTCCCGCCCACGCAAGAGCCTGGGCGCAAGTGGGAGAGAAAATAATCTCTACCGCGATTTAAAGCCTTTGCCAAGCCGGTAAAGGCTTTAAACTTTTATCTTCTTCCGGGAGAAGCAGAAACACTTACCGAACAAATTGATTTGCATCCAAGCTTCTGCATACTGCACACCATGCTCTTTGTACTTTGTAATATAATGGCGCATCTATCACATCTCCTCTCGAAATAAATCCCCAGCGGATACCCCTAATGCATTGGCAATTGACAGCACATCGCTGGGCTTAATGATTTTTCGGCCGCGCAGCATGTCGCTGAATTGCTGTTTGGATAGCCCCGATTTCTCAGCAACAAAAGCGTACTTCAACCCGCGATTTTGGATTATCGCTGTGATATTTTCGGGGAGCCTCCAGTTTGCCTCCGCGATAGTCACCGTTCCCCCCCCCTTCCCGCCCCGGCCTGTTTAGGCCGGGGGTTTCGCTTGCCTGGTTGCCGCCTCTCCCGCTTTATGGTATAATTTGGCGAGAAAG